CGCAAATGCCACGGTTCGGCGCCGCTCGTGAATTCCCAGGACCAGCCGAAGCTCACAGCGTTGGCTTCGAGCCATTGCAGCCGGTCACCTGACGCGCCCCAAATGTCCACGGCAAGGCCAAGCGGGTGAAAGCCCAAGCCTGGCGGCAGCATCGGTGCCTGCCCAGGTTTCAGGTACCATCGCTTGCCGTTGTACATCCTAATCGATTTGCTGTTTGGGATCGGATCGGTTGTGTAACGCGCTAGGAAGCCTCGCAGCTGCGTGTGAAGCGGCCTGTAAGCGTCATGCGCGCTGGTGGGCTTAAATGGCCGCACGCCGTCATCCAGGGCCTGTCTGCGCATGGCGTGGTAAGCATCAGCGGCCAGCCAATGCAAATGACCGTAGGGGCGTATTGGGCGCAGCAGCCCTGGCGGCAGTTTGCCTGGGGTGACGTTAGCTAAGTCTGCGGGGAGTCTTACCGGCAGGACGGGCCTTACGCCCATAGCGGTCATCCTTTGGGTTTGCCCAGTTGTAGATCACTGGTAGCACAGCGACGAGCCCTGCTTTTAGCACGTCGTCGAGCTGCCAGTTTCCGCTCATAGCGAGCGCGGCGGCGCCAGCGACGAAAGCGCGCAGCCAGCTTCCTAGCAAGCATTTGGTTTCCTCAGACACCCAACAATGCCTTTGCTTCGTCCTCGGTCAAACCAAGCGCAGCAAGCTTTGCAACAGCTGACACTTTGGCCGCTTCTTTAGCTGCAAGCGCCGTTTCGTATTTGCTAGCGCGTTTGGCGTCAGCTTCGAATTGCTTGAGCTCTTCTTCGGTCATGGGCCGCTCAGAAACGTTGTCGTTTTCGTACACGCGTACAATTGGTGTGCTCATAATTTACCTCAGCTCAATGAGTAACCGTAAATGTTGACTGTGCCTGCGCTGAAAGTTGAGTGCTCAAAACGGATCCCGTCGTATGACGTGGCGTTTGTGTTGTTGCCCGCAAACCAACCTTGTGAGTTGTCGTATGCAAACCACGAGTGGATCATTGTTTGGCAAGCAACAAATGGCGTGCTGATCCAAATTCGCACGGCTGCACCTTGGTTGGAACCTGCATAACCAACGCGTTCCCACAAGGTTGCGCCCGATGCAGTCACGCTTGCGGTGCCAGCGTCATTGACGTTGTAACGCGCGCCGCCGTAACCAGTAACGATTGCAGTTGCGCCCGACAACAGTTTCACGTTGATGTTGTCATCGGAGCCGGTAATGCCGCTGATGACGATTTCGTAAGTGGCGTATGTTGCACTAAATACGCTTTGGAAATTGGTGGCCGTGCCTGACAGTGTGCCGCCACCAATACGCACAACACCTGCAGCATTAGTAGGGCCAACCGTAGCCCACGCTGCACCGTCGTAATACTGCACTACGTTGGTGCTTTCCAAGTAACACAGCTGACCTTCGGCAAGCGTTTTTTCGCCGCTGCCACCAAACGCCGCGTCGCGCTCGGTTGTCCCAGCAAACACCGGTACGCCAGTACGAGCTGATTGGTTCATTCTGGCCGCGTCTAGAACCTCCCCAGCAACAAAGGTGGGTACGGTCGTTTGTGCATTGGCTCCCATAGTGCTCCTATCCTAGGACGTTTAAGGCGTCGAGCACGCCGAACACGGGGTCATCGAGGATCAGCTCGTAAACGATGGTGGTGGGGCTCGTGTAGAACTTGACGCGGTGGCCTGATTGGAAGTCAATGTATGCCTCAATACCTTCGACCGACAATTCCTCACCGATCTGGCTGTTAAGACCAGGTATGTCCTTTTGGACGCTAATGGTGTCCCCAATGTCGATCGTGGCCACGTCGTCACGCTCGCCGGCTGACAGCATGGAAAATTTGGTGCCGATGGCTGTGTACCGCGGCTCAGGCTCGCCCACAATCAGGTAGTCAGCCAGGTCTTGCAGCTCGTTGTTTAGCAGGATGCTTTTCTGGACAGATTTGGTTTGGATAAAGTATTTGGCTTGGCTGGCCAGGTCGTCAGCGGTTGCTGTGGCGCCATCGAGGTCAATGACTTGGGCGCGGTTTACTACGTTGTCGGCGTCAAATTCGATCTCAATGCTGTCGTAGTGGGTGGCGCCGTTATCGTCAAAGCTGACGACCGGCGCGCTGAGCGTGGTGCCGATGCGGGTTTGGAATGTCAGCGTGCCGTCGCGTGACATGAAAATGCGGCCGTATTCAGCTTCCTGGATACGATTAATGTATTCCAGGGCGTTTGTGCCGTCAGGGATGGTGTAGGCCGCGTCTGAGCCCAGGTTAATGCTGCTGGTCTCAATTGATGTAGGGCCGGTGTAATCCACCTCGGGGCGCGCCAGCAGGCTTGTTAGGCGTTCGCTGGTCGTTTCTGCCAGTACGTTCCATTCGTCCAGGTATGCCTGGGCGAGCTTGTAAAAGTCGTCGGCGCAGCTCACCGTCACAATGTTGGGTCCAGCCTTCTCAAAGGTGTAGTCATAGGCGGTCACTGTCCCAACGAACAAGTATTCGCCTTCGCGGCTGAACCTGACGCGGCGCATAGGGGCCAGCCCTGGTTCGAGGTTGTCTGGATCGTAAAACGGGCTGGTTGAGTCGTACGGGCCCAGGATGCCTGTTTCGTCGCGCATGACAAAGGTCATGGTGCCTGCGCCGAACTGGTCGTCGGGCTTTTGACGGCCGCGCTTGTAATTCACCGCGGTCACGTATTGGGTAATGTCTGCGAATTGGGTGGTAGGTCCGAGCAGGTATGTGGTGTTATCCAGGACGCCTTTGGTAGTGTCGTCGAGCCTGAAGCTGCCTACGTCAAAGCCTGTGTCAAGTTCCAGTAGGTAGTCGCCTGATTGGATGACTGTGGCGCTCATCAGGCCACCGCGATGCTGATGGGCCCGCTGCGTCGGTTGTATTGCCTGAGGGCGTTTACAATCACGTCTCCAAGCCGGTCGTCGGCGACGGTGCTGTTGATAGTGATGTGGGTGCCACCGCCGCCACCGTACCGATCGAGCTGCGACAGCGGGATGACAGCTTCGGGTTCGCCGCCTTCGCCGATCATGGCCAAAGTGGGGCTCGTCACAATGCCGCCATCGGCCAAGCCTGGAATAACTTTCGAGATGGCGCCACCGATGCCACCGGCGATCTTGCCTACAGCTGATGCGGCCTTGCCAGCCAGGTCAATGATCGTTTTTAGGGGGTTAATGATCCAGTTGTAAAACTGTTCACCCAAAAACTTGATCGCGCCTGACACAATGCCAAAACGCTTTTCCAGTATGACAAACGCGGCGACTAGCGCTCCGACAGCGATAATGACTAGGCCGATCGGGTTGGCGCTCATAACAAAATTCAGCACTGCTTGGGCAACTTTTACAGCGACCAGCGTTGCTTGGTACACCTTCATGGCGACGTTAGCGGCCACAATCGCTGCGGCAAGGCTGCCGATCACGGCAATAGCGATTACCACAATGTCCTTGTTGGCGGCCATGGCACCGGTGAACGCTGACAGCAGCTGCACGCCTTGCTCGACGATCGGCAACAGGATTGAGCCCAGCTCGGCTTGCAGGTCTTGAACCTGGGCGGTCAGGATGCGCTGGGAGTTGGCAAGGCCGTCGCTTGTGCGCGCAAAGTCGCCCTGGGCGTCTTTGGTGGCTTCCATGATGAGCGCCTGAGTGGCCAGCGTTTTTGCGGATGCGCTGAGTTTGTCATTGGTGCCATCAACGGCCGCGGCGAGCCTGTTTTCAGCCTGCTCCAATGCCAGTGATGTTTTGGCGGCCTCAATCGAGTTTTCACCGTACTTATTAACAGTTTCGGTGTGCTTTTGGAAAGCAATGTCGGCTTTCTGAGTGGCAATGTTTACCTTGTCCATGTCCACCGTTGCGGTGACCAAGCCCATTGACAGGGCCTTAGCGGCAACAGCGTCAGCTGACAGCAGGACACCAAAGCGGCGCATTGGTTCGCTTTCGCCGCGTAACGCGGCACCCAGCGCCACGACGGCTTCCTCGGGGGTTGTGTTGTTAAACGATGCCAGGTCCGAGGCCAGCTTGGTGAAGTCTGTGCTGAAAGTGCCCAGCTCTTTGCCAGTCAGCCCAGCGGCTTTGCCGAACGTGCCGAACGTGGCCGCGGCATCGAGGGCCTGCTGGCGGGTCTGGCCGAGGGATGATGCTGCGTTGTCAGCGAAGTCAAAAATGGCTTGATCGGCTTCACCAAAAATGACGCTGGTTTTGCTGATCGTTTCGTTGAGGTCGCTGGCGGCCTGCACTGCCGGTACAGCTGCCGCGGTCAAACCGCCAAGCACCGCGACGGCTGGCACAAAACTTTTCTTGAGCGCAAACTGGGCTTTTTCGCCTGTCGTTTCCAGCTTTTTAAATTCGGCAATGGCTTTTTGTACGCCATCACCGACGAACTCGGAAACGATAGGTATTGATACAGCCATAGTTAAAACTCCATGCTAAAGCCAGCAACGTCCGAGCCCTGAACCAGCCTTTGGTTGGTGAGCTTCATTACCTTGTCGCACAACTGTTGCATTTCTCGATCAACGTTGGTTTTGTTGCGTTGCCAGGCTGGCCACATTGCGCGGGAGGCCATGCCGTAGCGAGCATTTAACACAGCGATCATTTGTGGGCCGCCAACGGTGCCGACGCGCTTGCCGTGGCTGCCGATGCGGCTGGTTGCTTTGACGGTGCCTTTTGATTTGCGCCCAGCTACGTCAAATGTGGTGTTTGCTATGCCGGTCCACACGATGCGAAACGTGCCGACGTTTTCGAGCGTGCCGCGGAACTCTTTTACTTTGCGGGTGCTGATTTTGGCTTGGATCATTTTTTCGGCTTTCACGCCGTTCCAGCCCGTGCTCGGGATGACGTTGTAGCCGCTTGCAACTGACCAAGTACGGTTCATGCCCGACATGGGCTCGCCATCGGGCACGGCCGCTTGGGCGTCTTGGATTACGTCACGCACGATCGTTTTGTATTCTTTGGTGATTTCGCGGCGCAGCGACGGCGCAATTTTGTTTAGTTGTTTTAGCGCGTCTTTGATGCCGACAACCGTGACCTCGGTGCTAAAGCTCATCGTTTGCTCGCTTTCCTTGCCAGCAGCTGCACGGTTGCTAAATCTTGTATGTCAAACTCTATGTCAGGCGGCCAGTATCCAGTGACCAGCAGCAGATCAGCTAGCTGGCGTCGGATGCTGCCGCTTCCGTAGGGTTTGACGGCGCCGAGTCATGCAGCTTCAAATCATCGACCACTGCCTCAAAGTCGTCGTAACTGCGGTTTTCTTTGCCAAGCTTGGTGAGCTTATGCCAGGCCATGAACACCAAGTCGCGCATGGCGATACCGCCTTGCAAGGATGATGCTGCACGGCCAGCGTGCTTTTCCCATGCACAAATCGTGCCAAGGTTTGTGATGATTGTTTCACTGACTTGCTCCCCTGACGGTTGCAGGTACGCCACCTCAATGCTCAATTTCACGCAGTCACGTCCTCGACAAGGGTGCCACCGGTGAACGTGGCTTCGATTTCGCTGAGTTCACCCAACGAACCGTTCACAAGGTCCAACGATTCGAGGTAGCAGTTGGTCAGCTGAAACTCGGGGTTGGTCGCCGAAATAGTTGCATCGACCGGCTTGACCGACACGAAGCACTTGGTGCCGACGAGCGGCGAAAGGATCGCATACGTCGAGGTGGCGGCGTAGCTGTTGTAGAACGTGATTGTGACCGTGTGGTTGCCAAGGCCCTTGGTGTACGTGCGCGCTGTGTCACCGAACGCGGTGTCTTCCAGCGCCTCAAACACTTTGGTCAGCGTGACAGCTTTGGCCTGACCGGTAAGGGCCACGCCAGGCGCGGGGTTGCCGACAGAAACTACGGGGTTTGCAAGATAGGTGTTGGCCATGGCGACGTTCTCCTGTTGTTAGACGGTCGCTGCCAACCTTGTCCCATTCTAAGCGTTACGGGGACACCTTTACATTAATTGTGAGCTCATAAGCGGGAAACTCTGCCCCACCTACCGTCTGCACGACGGGGCGCGCCTCGATCAAACCGATGGCTTTTTCGCGTACCAGGTCAGTAATCTGCAGCAGCTTGGTCAGCGCGTTACGGTTGCCAGGACCAGTGCCGATGACGGTGACAGAGAACTGCATGTTGGCAATGACGTTGTTAAACATTGTGATTGAGGGCGCCTGAACCAGCAGGCACGGCGGGTTGATGTTGCGCGGGTCGTTGGCGACTTGAAGCCCTGTGATTGTTTGCAGCTTGGTTACGAGGTCGTCGTAGCCGTCGTTTAGCATGTCGTCAGGGGGCATTACGCCACCTGGGGACGGTTGCAGCCCATAAGGCGCAGGATTTGACCGAAGCTGCCGCCTACGGGCGCGCCGGTGGCCAGCGGATCGAATGACGCGAATTGGTCAATAGATCCGGCTTCGCGGTACAGCGCTCCCGCGTACATGACGGTGCCGAGCAGTACGTCAGCGCCGGGCACGGTGGTGAGGCTTGCGTCAAAGTAGCCCGACTCTTGGCGGCGGCGGTACGCGAACTGGTTGGCTGCGTTTACCGCGAACGTTGCCCGGTCATAGTCGGTGCTCGGATTTGTAAACGTAATGCCGAGGTAGTCCTCCAGGTTGGCCAGCGTTGTCCAGGTGCACGTGAGCGTGTACGTCAGCGTGCCTGTGGCGGCTTGGCGAACCACGTCGGCTGTGGTTAGGTTGAATTGCACCTGATTGAGGATGATGGGCCCATCAATGTCGTAAATGGGGTCACCCTGGTCACTGACATCCGTAAGGAGGTATGACGGAAGCGCAGTAACGACGTGCGTAGCGTTGAACGGTACGCCCATCCCGGACAGGGTGACCGATTGGCCAATCTCGATTTGGTGTTCCTGTAAAAGCTGAACGATGGCGACGTTTTGAGTTACCTGTTTATGGGTGACCGTGTACGTCGCCATCGTTGGCAGCCTTGGAGGAGGACTTAGTTACGACTTGACGATCTTGACAAACTTGGTCGCATCGGCCATGAACGCGGCTGCGTAGCCACGGAAGGCGATCGTGCGTCCGAGGGTCGAGGGAACGTCAATGCTGATTGCGCCCTTCTGCTGTTCGTAGAACTCGAAACCAGCGGCGGGGCCGGCTGCGTGTCCAACGACGCCGAACAGGTTGCCCGATCCGGTGCCGCCAGCCATGTTCTTGTCAACGACAAGCGAAAGGCCGAGCGGGTTGCCGTTCCACGAAGCGGCTGACTGCGAACCTGCGGCGTTCTGGCCGATCAGGTTGGTCGAACCAACAAACGGAAAGACCGGGCGGTCAGCATTGTCAACGGCCATGCCAAGCTTGGCCCAAACGATCGGCGCGACGAAATAATGCGTCGGCAGGTAGTTCGAGGTGTTGCTGATCTGGTATGCGGCGCCGTAGATCGCTTCAACGATGTCCTTGCCGTCAAAAGCGGTAAGCGTCTCGGACTGGGTTACGCCCGACACCATCGTGTCAACGGCGTAGTTGTCGGTGGCCTGACCGTAGGCGATTGCGAGCTGATCGAGAACGATCGCAAGGCTGTTCGGGTCAGTCCAGTCCAAGTCTTGCTCGGACAGGGTGACGTACGTGCCGAACGTGAGTTTGCTAATGTCGTTGTTTGACACGCCAACCGTTGACGGGTCAAGCGGGTTGAGCTGACCGGTGGGCTGCTGGGTCACGACGGGGCGCGTCGTGATCTTGGGGCGGCGGAACGTTGCGCCACTCTGGGGCATCGCACGGACGCCAATTGCCGAGACAAACGGACGGATCGCGTTGAGGCCGTCATACACGCTGCCGACAATGGGTTCCGGAAGGATGCCGGGCGTATCCGAGGTCGTGATGTCGGGGGCAGCGGCCTTGATGTTGGCGTTCAGCTGCGAGAAATCCGAACCACCGCGAACGAACGCGGCCATGTATTCTGTCGGGCTGGGGAGCTTGAAGCTCTTTTTTGCTTCAGCCCAAACAGGTGCCGAAACGGTCTGCGGCTTTGCTTCCACAGCGGCCGCGCTTTCAATCTGAACGTCCTTAGTTGCTTCCACTTGTGGGGTCTCCTGTTGTGTGCCCTCGGCCGCTGCAACCTCGGTGATTTGTGCTCCAGCAAACGCTGGCGCTGTTACTAACGATAGTTCCTGCCACTCGCCTTTGGCAACCACAAGGGTGCCAGACTCGTCGTAACTTGCGTCAACCGGGTTGACACCCACCGAAACGGAGTCAATGGCCCCGTCTTTGATGAGCTCAACCACGTCGTCACCGTCACGGGTTTTGCTGATCTTGGCCGTAAAAAGCATTCCCTTGGCGGTATCGATCCGGCCCGTGACAATGCCTACGGGCTGGGTGCTGTCATGGTATTTGAGCAATTTGGGAGCCTTGCCCTTGACCGACAGGCTGCCGGGCAAGAATTTAACGCGGGTGCCGTCGCTGACGGTGGCCTCTACGTTCCACGGTACGGCAATGCCGCTGATCGAGCGCGGCGTTTCGCCTTCCTCGGCGGTCACAAAAGTGTCGGAAGCTGTCAACCTAATCATCGTTCATGTCCCCTTCGTTTGTTCTGTCCGAGGGTTCTGGGGCAGCGTTTCCGTCACCCTCGGACAGATCGTTTTCCTCCAAGTATTCGTGAACGTCCAGTTCAATGTATCGACCGCGTGGCGTCACGTTATTCATGCTAAGAGTCTGCTCGATTGAATCGATAAGAGCTTTGGCCCCGAACAAATAAAGATCTTGGCGTGCCTGTTGAGCGTTTGCGTATGTCATTGAGCTGGTATTGACACCAACCAAGTACGGCGGGATGTTCGCCAGACGTGCCATTTCAAGTGCTTGGTATTCGCGTGACTCAACTGATTGCATTTTTGACGGATCTACGTACTGCGGTTCAAAGCTGACAAATTGGTTTAGCGCGGCGATGGCGTTGGCTTCGCGTGCGTCAGCAAACGCGGCAGCCATGTTGGCGAGCTCTTCGGAACTCATCGGCTCCCCGTCAACCTGCCGCAGGATGCCGGACGGGATCTGGTTGCGGGAGAAACGGTCGGCGCTTTCGTCAAGGTGGCGTGCCGTGCGCAAACTGCGTGCACCCATAGACAGCAGGCCCTGCACTGGGGAAAGGAATTGCACTACGTCGGCAGGGTTTAGATCGAGGCCATTGAATGTGATCTGTTTGGAGGGGCCGAACCATTGGGGGCCAGCCTGGTCGCGGGTCTGCACGTCAGATGCCGGGATCCACGTGAACTCGGCCGGGAAGCCATTGCCGAAACGCTTGGTCACGACCCAAAACGCGCGACCGTAAAAAATCATGTCGTCAGCTGTCCAGCTCAAAATAAAATTGCGAGTCACGTTCGGGTCGGGCTGGTCAAACCAAACGTCGTCAGGCAAGTACACCTTTTCGTATTCCTGTTCAGCAGCATCCCATTGCCAGGTGTATTGCTTGATTGTGAGCGCGCCAATCATGGAACAGATTAGGTCTCGCGCCCTGCTGACGGTCGGAATGTTGATGGCCTGCAGACGGTCATAGCCCGTCATGTAGGTCATAAAATTGCCGACGTTGGGGTTGCCTGCTGCGCCCACTGCAGCTCCAACGGCCGCGTGTGGCGCTGGTTTGGTGGTTTGCAGACCCGAGAAAATGCCCATGGTGGATCCAGCCTAGGCGTTGCGACGGACAAACGCGATTTGTGGCCGCGTCACGTTAGGTCGCGGCTTTGACATAAGGCCCGCAGCCCACACTAGACAGCGAGCTAGTTCAATAGGCCCCGGTGATTTGGTACTGGAAAGCGCAATAGCGCCTGGCGTACGGACGGCGACAGCTCGTCCGACGTGCTCGGCAAGCATTGTTTCGCCGGTGTGTTGGAGTTTGTTTTCGGCGATTGATTGGCGAACTGCGCCAGTAAACGATGTGATTTCGCGGTAGCCAACGATGATCCTTTTGCGAGCCAGGTCGCTAGGGCAATGCACATCGAGAGTTGGAGTAATTGCCACCGTGAGACCAGGATTACTGGCGGTTTGCGCTGCGACATTTTCCCATAGTGCCGTGAGGGTGTCACACATAAACGCCACCGTTGCCGTCAGTACGTTTTCAGCGTTGTGGTTTACGCGCACAGCGCAGTAACGGCCGTCATCGACGCTGACTTCGCACGCGAGCACGCCGCCTGGTAGCGGTGGCAGGTTGGTCGTTCGTTCTTTCCATAAACCAGGTGACAGCCAGCCTGTTTCGGTTTGCACCCACAAATTTACTGAGCTGCGCAGAAAGCCAGCACGGTTGGGCGCATGGCTTTCGGCTTCCAGGGTGTCAATGTCGAGTGTGTGGCCGAGGGCTGGGTTGGCGTATTCCCAAGCGGCTTCGGTCATCGGGTCTAGATCGGGTGGCGGCGAGTATTCAGCCAGGTACAGCGGCGATTTGTCACCGGTATCGAGGGCTCGCACGCCTTCCTCACGCCATTTGAGCATGGCAACGCTTTCTTCAGTGCCTGCCGTGGACCACATTGACAGCAGCGGGTTGTTTCGTGCGCGTTGGGTGGGCCGCAAGCCAATGTCGAGGGTGTCTGTATCAACGCCAAACAGCTCATCAACGATGATGAGGTCACAGCTCAAGCCGTGGCCTGCCGAGGGTTTGGCGGCACGCACAATCCATTTGTTTGGTCCAACTTTGATCTGGTTGCGGCCGTAAGCCCACACCACGTCGCGTTTATCCAGCCCAAATGACGCTTCGAGCACTGGCGCGAGGTCCTGGAATAGTGCACACGCCAGATCGAGCCGGTGAGCGGTCGTCAGGATTGTTTGAGGCTCATCCCACACACGAGTAAGCCACCAACCGACCAATGCTTTTAGCGCTGCGGTTTTTCCGTTCTGTCGGGCAACCGATACGAGGCTGACCTGGTTGCAAAACCGTCCATCGGATCGGTAACTGAGCTGCGCATTGAGAACACGGCGCTGCCAAGGCATGAGCTTGATACCCAGGTACTTAGAAGCCCACTCTGCAACTTCGGGCCCGAACGTTCCGGCAGCATCCGAGACGATCGTTTCCAATCTTGGCAAGTCATAACCTTTTCCTTTCTTGCCGGTTTCTTTCCTTTTGGATAAAGAGGACGATGGGCGCGGGGGCAATTGGGTCCCTGTTTCTAAAAAACGTTTTGCGCGTTTGGCTGTGTGTTTGCGCGGTTTTGCGGGGGCCGTTGTGTTTTGGTTTCTGGCTCGGTCTCGGGCTGCTTTGTAGTTTGCGCCTCGTCGTGCGTTGCATGGCTTGCATGATGGGACGAGGTTTTCTAATTCGCTGTTACCCCCCGCGGCAAATGGGATGAGGTGATCTGCTTCGGTGGCGGGGCGTCTTTTGCACCAATGGCATAGGGGTTCGTCGCGCAGGATGGTGGCGCGGTGTTTTCTGTAGGTGGCGTCGGCTGTTCGACCCGCCCCCCGTTTTTTCTTGGCTGCCATGGGTTCAGGTTAGTTGCGAGGGGATTCCCCTCGCGCTCCCCGCTAGCGCGCCGCGTTGCGGCTTGCTCTCATGGGTGCAGGGTTGACTCACAGGCATAACGCGCCCGGGCTCCTCCCGTCCGATTATCGCTCGGATCACACTAGCCCATACCCTCGTTTCAGTGCATGGGACTACCCCGGCTCTCTAACGGCCTAACTCACGTCTGTTAGACGTGGGGGATTTGCACCCACCCCAGCTCTCAGTGACTGGGCCCTATTGCAATTGCGTTGTGATAAGCCTTCCGATGTACTCAGCGACCTGAGGTACGACAGAGTTGCCTAATCCTCGCAGTCTGTCCAACCGATTGGGAATCCCATGAGCCACTCGACCCACGTCGGGTTCAGGTAGCCAGCGTGCCCACCCCGTTGCACCATGCTCGGGGCCGCATAGTTTGCTGTTGCTGTTGGTGTCCAGTAAAGCCGGACGGCCATGCCAAGGGGCATCCCACCCTGCGAATAGCGGGTCGCGTGATCCTGTGTTGTTGCTGTCGGCCATAGCCCGTGACTGTTTGGCCCGTTGTGGCCTAGCGATAATGAATACCCGATCGCGGAGCTGCGGGGCGCCGAGGGCGGCAGCTGGTATGCAATCCCATCGACAGTCATACCCGATGGCGGTAAGGTCTCCCACAACGGTGGTTCCACCAAGGCTGAGGTGACCTCTGACATTTTCCAAGATTGCGTAGTTGGGTCGTAAATGGCTAATTGCTTCTCGCACCCATGGCCACAAGTGTCGCGCGTCTTTTTCCCCTTGCCTTTTGCCCGCTGTGCTGAATGGCTGGCAGGGGTATCCTCCGCAAATGACGTCGGGTCGCTGAACAGCTGCCCAGTCGATTTGTTTGATGTCTCCATGGTTGGGCACCTCAGGCCAATGCTTTTTAAGAACCTTGCAGCAGTACGGGTCTATTTCGGATTGCCAAATCACTTTCATGCCGGCACGTTCCAGCCCTAAATCAAGGCCGCCAATGCCTGAGAACAGTGAGCCAACGGTCAGCTTCATTTGTTTGGACACACTCCAGGCTTCTCAGGATGACGACAGTAAACGCCACCAATCCACACCCAGCCCCACCCTGCTTTAACAGGGGTTCCACAAACGCAGACGCCATCGAAGGCGTTTCTGCGTGGCGGCCTGTCGGCGTAGGGAGTGTGCCACTTCATTAGTTGCCTTTCCAAGCCTCAATCACTTTGCTTGCATCAGCCTTTGTGAGGTCTGTGAGGATACCCACTTTTTTGCCGAGCAGCTGGCTGATGGCGTCAATGACCGGCGCGCCAGGGCCGAGCCCTTGGCCGCGTGCCAGTGCACGGATCATGCCAATTTGTTTCTCTGAGGCGTTGCCTGAGCTTGTGCGCGGCGCATCTTGTTGGACAGCGCCCGGTGCACCAAACGGCTCCTCAGCAGGTTGGCCTTGGGTGTTGCGTACTACTTTGGTCATTTCCTCGCGGCTTGGTCGCTTCGTGTGATCCGAGCCTGACAGACCGGCATTGGCCAGGGAACGGCCCACAGCTGAGCTTTCGCAGTTCTCCAAATGGCTGGTCCTATTCACCATGCCTTCACCGCGTGTCTCCTCAGCCCAGCCCGTCGCGATCAGCACGTCACCTTCGTACAGCTCGGCACGGAACACGCAACGGTTGTCGGTGTAGTGCACCAAATGGGTGATGACACGCGGCTGGGCGCTGTGCTGTTGTTCAAGCCAGCGGCTCAATCGAGCTGCTACTGGCTCGTAATCCTCAAGGTTAAATGCCATCGTTGGTCTCCTCCAGTAGTTGTATGAGCTGTAACCATAAATCGGCTGGCATCACAGCCAACCATTTGCCTGGGTTGGCGTGGCCTGCGCGTTTGCAAATTACAACGCCCGTGTATGCCTGTTTTTCTTGCATTTGGCGGCCAAGCTGCTCAAAGTATGCGGCCCAGTTGTGTTGGGCTCGGTTTTTTACTTCGATGACCACACCGTTAATTGCGTCTACGTCGCCTCGGTCGTTGGTCCAACCGGCACGATTGCGTTGCGCGTCAAAGCCATGTGATTGCAGCCATTTGACCACAGCCACTTCGGCTGAGTTGCCTTTGCGTTTCGCTGCACTACTCAATGGCGCCGCCCATTTCCTTCCAGGTTTTGTCAATGGTGTTGAGATAGCCCTGAGCGTCAATCAGGCTGTCACGGTGCAACACTCGCGCTGTTTTGATGTTGTGGTAAAGGCGTGCCAGCTTCACTGACAACATCATGAATTGACAATCAATTGGGTCAAGCTTGTGGCCAGTGATTGCCTCAAAAATGTTGCTGACTCTTGTGTAATCGTCAAGCGGATGACCGTAGACATGTTGGCGTGGCCCGTTTGTGAGCTGGTATGCCTTGTATGCCGCGTCAAAATCTGCACCGACAATTGGGTGCACAATGGCTGCTGCCTCGTCAAAGTTCATTTGCTGCCGTCTTTTCTTCCTGTGTGTTTATGAGATGGGTGACGTAATCTAGCAAACAGTTCGTCAAACTCGCGTTGGCGTTGCTGTCGTTCGTAGCGCATTTGTGAAGAGTGGGCCCACCAACCGAGCACTACACCGGCGCAGATCAGTAGCGCTGTTCTCATGACAGCGCCTCAATTGCACGGTCGTAAGTGGTCCACATTGTCCAGCCGCCTTCAACGTACACCCACCAAGCTGCTTGAAGGTTGATGCTGGGGTTTAGCAGCTCGTCGCAGGCATCAATTAGGCCGCGTGCGCGCAGGTATCCCTGAGGGTTGTACCGGTTGGGTTTGCACCACGATGGCGCATGGATTTGCGCAAGCCCGTAGCTGTCGCCGTTGTCGCCGATCACTTGTGGCAGGCACATTGACTCCAGCTCCAGGATTGTCAGGATCAGTGGCAGCTCGTCGAGCGTGAAGCCTGCTGTAAGCGCTTCAGGCGCGTATTCGGCGCAGCCTGGCCCGTCGTACAGGGTGACGGCTTTTGGCGCGTTTTGCGGGCTGTCAGACGGCGCCCAGGCCACCTGCGGATAAGCAGCCTGGGTCACCGTCTGGGGTCCCGCCAGATCGAGTTCGTTTGTGGCCCACAGTCCTGTGGCGCCGAGCAGGCCGACCATGCAGCCCACAATTAGTCCAATCGGGTTCATTTTCCTACCTCCATAGGTTGTGTGACCGACTCTAGCGCTTGCGTTTCTTGGTGTGGGGGATTTGCAGCGGGATGACCTTTTGGACCATGCCTCGCGGGATTTTGATGACATTATCAACGTCGTCGTCCTCACGGCTGCCGGATTGGTACACCGTCAGGTGCTTGGACTTAGGGCCTGTTGCCAACAGCCAGCCTACGGTTTGGATGACGCAGGGCTCGTCTGTTAGCTCGGTTTTGTCAATCCATTCGTTGTTCACTCTGGCATAGGCGTCATGCCAGATGACCAGTACGGGTTTGTCTAATCCAGCCATAGGACGTACTCGGACGCTACACGGCCCTTATCGGGATCGATGAAATGCAGGCGCTGGCTGGGTTTGCTGGTCGCGGCCACGAATTCGCGTGCGTATTCGTTGTGGCTTTCAGGGCTGCCAGTGACGAACACGCGGCCTCCGTTGGCGAGGGTGGCGCTGTGGGGTGTGTGCCAGTGGCCCATGTAGCAGTCCTGGAATGGCTCGATGACACCTGCGGCCCAGCTGTTTACTTTGCGCATGATGCCGAACAGTGGGGTGTTGCCGCCGAAGCTTTTGACCTCATCGCCGTGCACTAGCAAGCCGCGATAGTTGCCTATCTGGAATGTTTGATACCAGGCTTCGGACATTTGCCAATCAGCCCAAACGCCCTCGGTCCGGTCGCGTGCCACACGGTACGCGAACAGATCAATGTTGTCGCTTTTCGGGCTGACGCCGTAGCGGCCAATGCGGCCGTGGTTGCCGTATTCGCACACGACGCGCACGCTCTCGAAATTGGCGGCCAAGGTTCTCACCATAGTTTCAATGATGCGGCTGGTCTCAAACAGCTGCTCAAACAGGTGGGCTTCGATCTCCCATGCTTGGCCTGGGAAAATGTCAATGCCTTCCACCATGTCACCACCCAACAACAACACACATTCACGTACTGGGTGGTGTTTGCGTTGGATTTCGGTGATCTGAATGACCTTTTCCACGACTTGTTCCATGCGTTGCGCACAGGTTTTCACGCCGTAAGACACGCTGCGTTTGCCTAACTGCCAATCAGTTGCATGCACTAAAGCCACCTCGGGTTTGCCTTTGCGCCGATCCTTTGGTGCCACAGCTTTGCCAGGTGGCGTGGCTCGCGCCGCGTCTTTAGCAGCTCGATACACAGCTTCCACGATCTCGTCACTGTTGGCTTTGTATTTGGCAATTTGCCGGTGAGCACGCTTCAGCGCGTCCTGCAGCTCAGCAATGGTGTTGAGCTCTTGCAGCTCGTCGCCAAGGCTCATTGGGTCCTCATTTTGTGCACAGCGTTCGTGGCCTGCGAGATTGTGCCCAGTGGGCAGCCGCGCTTGATCAGCAGCTTGGCAATTGCCGCGTGGCTGTATTTGGGATTGTCTAGCGCTTCTTGCCATTCATCGCGGTCAGGCTGACCAGCAATAAAATCCCTAATCAGTTGTGCTTTCGTCAGCTTTGGTTCGAGTTCGTCCAAAACGCCCATTTTCATGATCCTCCAAGTGTCGCTTGAGCTTTTGCTCAATGCGGATCAGCATAGTCAAAACCGTGGCGTGATCGGTGGAATTCGCCTTACGCAATTTGTGGATCAGCATGGCTGGCAGGACGGCGGCACAAATGACACCCGAGGCACTAATTAACGCGACGATCACTTCCGTTTGCATGGCTGTCCTTCCAGCGCTGCACTCGTGCCGGTATTCGGTCCCCTACAACATAACGCAAATGCCACGGTTCGGCGCCGCTCGTGAATTCCCAGGACCAGCCGAAGCTCACAGCGTTGGCTTCGAGCCATTGCAGCCGGTCACCTGACGCGCCCCAAATGTCCACGGCAAGGCCAAGC